CTAAAGATGTATTTTTGCTTATGTACAAATACAATGGTGATGAATTGGAAAAGAAAGTTCGTTTCTATAACTGTTTCGTTCAGAATGTTGGTGATGTTTCACTCGCATACTCTGGTAATGAAGCCGTACAATATTCAGTGGGTTTTCAATTCGATTTCTGGGAACTTGTTGATTAATCTACAAAGATAAGACTCTTCAATTTTTATAAATAAGTGTGGGGTAACAAAGCCCCACACTGATTTGATTTTTTTACTTTTCGGCAACGAGGTATTTTAATATGCCAATCGGACTAAACGGTATAGAACTGCTTAGGTATTTCAGACAACCTGAAACAGCCTATGGAAAATCTATACAGAGAGATTTCCAGTTTTGGGGATTTTTTATGTATAATCCTTTTTCAGATTTAAAGGGTGGTAGTTTTACTCAAACCCTTAAAAATGTGAATAAAGATTTTCCACCAATAGTTCAACCATTTCATATTCTAAGTGTGACAGTTCCAACATATAGTTTCTCAAAGAAAATTATGTGGTATGGAACCGTACCAAGATCTTTCCCCGTTTTGGATTTTGAAGGATTTCAGTTACAGGTTCAATTGGAAGAAGATGAACTTGGAAGTGTCGAATATTTTATCAACTGGAACCAAAGAAATATGATAGATGGTGATGGATATTATACCGCACCAAATAAGATTAAGATAAAGGGTTTTGTATTAGAGGTTCAAGATAAGATGGGTATTCCAGTTGTCTATTATATGTTTCACGATATGTTCTTTTTGACTGCTGACGATTCAAATTATTCTTATACTTCTAATGATAGCATTAAAAGAAATGTGACGTTTGCTTGTGATAGAATGTCAACAATATTCGTAAAACAAAATGCGGTTGCCGCTGCCGCTGGTTTAGCTTATGGAACAGCCGCCGCAATTAAAAATGCTAAAAGAGATGAGTTTCGTAGATGATGATAAATAGTTTAAACAGTTTATAAACGACACTAGGAGGTTTATATGCAAATGAATGACATTAGTGATGATGAACTTAGACAGATTGAAAATTCAAATGTCAAGCCAGTATCTAATCAGAGTAGAGAAGAAGAAGACCAGGCATTGATTAACATTGTTCAAAAAGTCAAAGCTGGAGAACCAATCGTGAGAGAACCCGAAATGCCAGAACCAACAGTATCCCAACCAGTCAACGCAAATGTTGCTCAGACTGTCAAGGCAAGTTTTATACCAGGTCAGGCATCTAATGCTAACTATTGGAAGATAGATGGACTTCCATCTAAAGGTAAATTCTATCCAGAAGGATCAGAAATCCTTGGAAGACCAATGAAGGTTTTGGAAGTCAAAAAGATTTCCTCTATGGGTGAAGAGAATGGTGACTTTGTTATCAATGATATTGTTAGAAGATGTGTTACTGGTATTGATACAAATGATTTGTATGTTGCCGATAAACTTTATATCATCTTTTGGTTGAGAGCAAACACATATAGAGACAGTGGATATATTATTCCTTTTATGTGTCCAAAGTGTGAGAAGAAATCCGAGTATCATTTTGAAGTTGATAACCTTGAAGTTAAATTCATTGAAGATGACTTTAGTCCTAATAAGGAAATCACGATGTTGAATGGTGATAAGGTTTCTTTTGATTATCTTAAGATTAAGGATGAAATTTTTATTGACAGATTTAAAGAGTTGAACTCACAGATGGTTGGAGAAATTGACGATGAACTATTAGCAATGTCTCAAATGATTAAGTCAATCAATGGAAAACAACCAACTCTATTACAGAAATATAACTGGATTATTGGGGTCGAACCCGGTGATTATTCTTACTTGAAAACCTATATGGAAAAGAAAGGAATGGGAATGAAGCCTTTTGTAAATATAGAATGTAAAGAATGTGGAGGGACTGCCCCAGTGGGGGTATCGTTTCGCGAAGAATTCCTTATTCCCGAATATAAGTTTGACTGATATTCTTGAAGTAGAATTTCAACTGGGATACTCGATGGGTATACGACCCAACTTTAATGATGTGGAATTCTACGAATTGATTTGGATGTTTGAGAGAATGGCAGAACAGAAACAGAAAGAACAGGAAGCTCAGCAGAAGAGTCAAGGAAATATGACAATGGCAGATGCAATTGGAGGACGACAAGGTGGCGGATTTAGATAAAGGTCAAGAATTTATTTCAAGGACACAGAAATTATTTGGTAGTCGCAATGAAGGCAATAGTGCTTTGAATAAAACTATGTCTTCATTTGCGACTAGTCAAGCTAAAATCTTTAAGTCTTTGGATAGTTCTATTCAAAATTTAAATAAAAATCTTGAAGGAATGACAAAGGCTACAGATAAAAAGAAATCCTTTGTAAAGAGAGAAGACCCATCTACAAAACTTTACAAAGCAGTTGATGATTTAGAATCGTTGATGCGTGAGAATAACAAACTCCAACAACAAGATAAAAAGAAGAAGGGTGGTTTTTGGAGTGACTTAGCTAAGCATCTTAAACTAATTGGTCCAGCGCTTGCTGGTGCTGGTTTAGTAGCATTCCTTTTGACAGGAGACCCTAAGTTTTTGAAAGGAATTGTTAAAGGCACTGCTAGACTTAGCACTAGAATTTATGGAGCTATTTTTAAAGGTGTTGAAGGGGCAATCACAGGAACGAAGAAATTGTGGACGAAGATGGGTGGATATGCTGACGAATTTTTAATGCAACCTTTAAAGAAAGGTTGGACTAAGGCGGCTGGTTGGGCTGACACTATTTTAATGCAACCTTTAAAGAAAGGTTGGACTAAGGCGGCTGGATATGCTGACGAATTTTTCCCCGCTATAGGTAAAGGATTTTCCAAAGCAAAGGGTGCGGTAGCAGACTTTGCATTGAGCGCTAAAGGAAGTTTTGATAATGTGCTGAAGGGTATGTCAGGAAGTTTTGATAACATAATGAAAAGTCTTGGTGGTGCTACCGACAACATATTGAAAAGTGTTGGTGGTGTTGCCTCTGATGTTGTTGCTAAACTTGCAAAGACCGGTGCCGGTAAAGCCGCCGCAAAGGTTGGAAAAGTTGGTGCAAAAGTTGGAGGTTTCCTTGGAAAAGCAGGTGGAAAAGTTGGAAAAGTTGGTGCAAAAGTTGGAGGTTTCCTTGGAAAAGCAGGTGGAAAAGTTGGAAAAGTTGGTGGAAAAGTATTGGGTAAAGGTGGATTAGCCGGAGCAAAGGGAGTTATTGGTGTTGGTAGTTTGGTAAATACAGTATTTGCTATTGATAAAGCAATGAAGGGTGATTGGAAAGGCGCGGCAATGGAAATGGCCGCGGCTGGATTGGATATTGCATCTGTTATGGTAGCGGCTTCAACCGCCGCAGCCACCGCAACTGGAGTTGGTGCAGTTGCCGCCCCCTTTGGAATTTCAGCCGCCGCGGCATTACAAGGCGCGAGTACTGCTATGGAAGTTGCAACGACATTAAGAGATGTCGGAAGAGAATTTTATGATAAAGAAGGAGTAGCAAAAGAGCGTGAAAAAGGTGGTTTGTTTAAAGCTATTGGTGGAATTGGTAAAAAAGGCGACACAATTAAATTAAAGAATGGTAAAGCACCAACCAAACCAAAATCAATGGGAATGTTTAGTGGTCTTAAAAGATTAGCCGGTAAAACAAAGGCTAAACTTGGATGGAAAACTGGCAAGGGTGGTGTTGCAGGATCAATTGCAGGACTTCAATTAGCGGATGATGGTGTTAACTTTGAAGGAATGGACAATGACATCAAACACAACTTTCTTGGAATGGTTGGTGAGTGGCTTAGTCTTCCCAAAAATGCTAAAAGAAATGTTCAAATAAATTCAGCATATAGATCACTTGAAGACCAGGCAAGACTTTATAAAGAAGACCCTAGTAGGGCCGCACCACCAGGATCTTCAATGCATAACTTCCGACGTGCTATGGATATAAATTCACGTGAAGCGGATGATATGGCGAATTCTGGTTTAATGAAGAAGTGGGGATTTGAACAACCAGGTGTTGTAAATAAATGGACGAAGAAAAATGGCGAACCGAATTATGAACCTTGGCATATTGAACCAATAGGACAGAACCGTGAGTTGGTCAAAGCAGGTTTGGCAGTCCCAATGGACACACCATCTGCGAAGACGCAAGTTGGAGATACCATCAAAGTCAAACCAATGCCAGGTATGAATTTACCTTCAAAGGCAATTGGTAGCAATGTCGGTTCGTCTGTAAGTAATAAACTTGATTTGTCTGAAGCAACAATTCAGGCGTTAGCAAGTGCGATGGGAGCTTCTTTCAGTCGTGCTTTACCTAAAGGAAATTCATCCAGAGCACCAAGTGCTAACGTACAAATGAGAGGATAATATGGGATTTTTACCTG